AGCCGTAGTTGGTTCTGTTTGACTTATATCTGACCAAGTTAAGGTATCACCTATAAGCGTCCATTCTGCACCCGGCCGTAATGATTCTAATGCCTGTGGAATACTCATGCTGATATCTCCTGTACTTGTATTTCTTGATGGCTTGCTTGATCTGTTGCTGAACCAACTGGCCCAAGGAAAACATAAAATGTAATACTTGCTCCGGCTGCAAGGGTTTGGGATTTATCATGATATGAATAAGAAGTTATAAAGTTTCCACCACCTGCACTGTGATACCACCCATAGTGAGTCACAAAAAAATAATTTCCTGTACCATAGTTACTTGTGCCAGCAGAATAGCTATCTGCCATTAAAAATTGACTTCTACCAGCAACACTTCTTGCATGCTCGGCATTCCAAGTAATAAGAAATGAAGAATTGGCCTGTTTTGTTGTAATAGCTTGTGAAGCACATGGTACTAAACTAGCACTACTATAAGCGGTTGTAGAAGAATAATTAGCAGGTCGGCTACTTACTGTTTGAATTGTAGTTCCAGGAAATTGTAGTCCGGTTGCCACTTGTGCAACACCTGCAGTTTCTGTAATTACTGGTACATTATTTAATTTTAAGGTTGCCATCGTTTATACCTTTGGGTATTTCGTTTTAATTGCTGCAATTGCATCTTTCCATGTTGTAGTACCATCTTCTTCATCATCATATTGCATTTCAAGTTGGTTCAAGGCATCATATTCCGCTTTACGTTTTCTGGCGTATTCTTGAGAGTCATATTCCGCCTGTAAACGAATTATTTCCGCATCTATTTCTGCTTCAGTTGGTTGAGTTATATTATCGTCATTCCATTTTAACACCCCATCTTGTACTGACCATATAGCATTAGGTACTAACGAAAACAAAGCTGAACCTACGTCCATAGTTATTGTTTCATCCATAATTATCCTTTAAGTTGCAACTTCGATTATTGAAAAATGTGAATATGCTGCTTGTGTGGAGGAAGCATGAGACGCATTAAAAATACATCCATTATTTGATGCCATCCATACTCTTAGAGTTACAGTCTCTCCAGCAGTAAAAGCAGAACTTGCAACTGCTGTGCTATTCCATGAGGCTTGGTTTCCAGATACCCAAGCAAATGCGTGAAGGTCTTCTCCCCACGTTGATGTACTTGGAGCAAACCCTCCATCCGAATCCCATATTGCGTAATAATCGTTTGCTGCCATCAGGACAGCATGTCTAGGGTTAGTAGTATTTCTATAACCAAATCTATATTTATCACTAGCACCAGAATCTTCTAACCATGCTGTAATACCTCTATCTGCGTAATCACTAGAAACATTGCGTGAAACAGAAAAGGAGCCTAAAGTCATTGAGAGATAATATGCACTATTAGTTTTGAGTGCAGTAAAATCCTGATCTATAATTACAGCACCTGTTGAATTTGCAGAAATTACTACTCTTGTACTATTGTGAAAAGAATTAACTTTCAGTACATGCCCTGCCGGATAATCAATTGCCCCTGCGAGAGATACTACTCCTCCCGATTCTGTAAGTGCATCGACTCCCGCTAATGTTATCTTGGCCATGATTTATTTTTCCTATTCTTCTTGTTTCTTTAAGTTCTAGAACTATTTATTCTGCTTTAATATTTCTATGGATGAAAAAGCAAGTATCCTAATGTCCCACCTGTTTCTGGAGTTTCACCATCAAAAGCAGTATAACTTCCTTGATCACCCCAAGAAAAAGCACTTCCGTCTATTCCTCCATTCATATACAATGTACATGCCTGTGCATAATCTGCTGTTATAGTAAAATATCCTTTACATGATAAATGTGCTATACTATTCGTATCATAAGAGTGTTCACTATAAACATGAGCACCTTGTCTTTGAGCCGCAAAATAAACTGTTGATCCTCCAACAAGTTTAATTCTAATTCTTGAAGCATTACCAGTATTGGCATTTTCTGATATTGCAGTATGGGCCCAAGCAAATAAAGTATAACCAAGGTAGGGAGTCAAATCGAGTGATAAAGATATCATATCAATATTACTTCCCGAAGAGCCTGTACTTCCATTTGAATAAGCTTGATCTTTTAGTGGTATAAATTTTCCTGTAGGAAAAACCACATTACTCGCTAATACCGGCTCATCAATTCCTGACTGTAGTATTACATTTTTACCATTTATTTTAAAATCAGCCATTTTATCCTATTATATTTAATTGTCCTGTTGCGGCGATAGTTGTATTTCCTGTGACATTTAGTTCGGTCATTACTGTTAAATTTCCGTTTATTGTTAAATTCGGGATTGTAACTGGTCCCACTATTGCTGTACTATAAAGTGCTGGAGCAGTAATATCTGCCGCAGATGTGGCTAAATTAGCAGGACTGACATCAGTCAATCCAGAACCACCTGTAACACCAACTGGCATAACACCTGACATTACTGAAGCATCAAGAGCACCAATATCTGCTGCTACTATAGAAGCATTAATTATTTTATTTGAACCTATAGTATTATCTCCAATATCATCCGCAGTCATTGCTGCTCGTGCTGGCTGTCTACCTAACATCGACATATTATGTTATCTCCAAAATACTCATTATTACATCTATAGAAGATACAGTATCGGATTTAACTCTCATACTGTCACCTGTTTCCATTACGAGTTTTTGATCTCCTCCAACAACAACTAATGAGCCACCACTTGGAATAGGAGCCTCTTTTACGATAGAGATATATGATGCTCCATTAAATAATGATACATCAGCTAAAATACTACCGGATGTAACATTTGCTACAGTTAATCCAATTACAGTAACTTCTGTTGCAGAAGCAACAGTATAGCTGTTTATAGGAGTGAAACCCGTTCCAATCCCGGCTGAAGTTTTTCTTTTAAACGAATTTGCCATTTTTTAATCCTTTATTATCCTAATGCTATTGCCATTGAAACAGCTACTGCTGTCGCTTCCTCACTTGATACCATAGCATTAAGTTCAGTTGCAGTTTTTGTAACTAGTGTTCCACCCAGTTTTAATCCATTTGTACCATCGTGGCTCGCAATATCTATATCGTTTGTGCTATTAACAAAAGTTATGTTACCTGAACCATCACTTGTGACCACTTTACTTACTTCTGCTGTACCCAGTGCAGTAATATCATTATAGTTTAGTTCTGCTGTATTAGCAGTAACACCGGCTAATAAATTCAATTCTGCAACAGTAGCAGTAATACCGTCAAGTGTGTTTAGTTCTGCAACATTGGCTGTAATACCATCTAATATATTTAGTTCAGAGGCAGTGGCCGTAATTTGTGTACCATTTAATATAATGTCTCTAGTATATACATTGGCCCAAGACATTGTGCTATTACCTAAGTCAAAGGTAATATTTGCGTTAGGTATTATATTAGAATTAATATCTGCTGAAAATGTTATTTGGTCGGTAGCGGCATCACCAAAAGTAAGATTACCACTAATAGTGGCATCACCATATACGGTTAGGTCACCGCCTACGGTAACAGATTTGGATACACCTAAACCACCGGCAGTGGTAATAGATCCCGTAGTATTACTAGTAGAGTTAATTATACTCGTTAAGGTTGTACCAACAAATGTTGGGGAATCCCCTGTGCCTATACTTTGTGCCGCAGTGGTTGCAACTAAAACCCTGGCATCTAATTCCCCTTGGGTAGAAATATCAGTAACACCGGCTAATAAATTCAATTCTGCAACAGTAGCAGTAATACCGTCAAGTGTGTTTAGTTCTGCAACATTGGCTGTAATACCATCTAATATATTTAGTTCAGAGGCAGTGGCCGTAATTTGTGTACCATTTAATATAATGTCTCTAGTATATACATTGGCCCAAGACATTGTGCTATTACCTAAGTCAAAGGTAATATTTGCGTTAGGTATTATATTAGAATTAATATCTGCTGAAAATGTTATTTGGTCGGTAGCGGCATCACCAAAAGTAAGATTACCACTAATAGTGGCATCACCATATACGGTTAGGTCACCGCCTACGGTAACAGATTTGGATACACCTAAACCACCGGCAGTGGTAATAGATCCCGTAGTATTACTAGTAGAGTTAATTGCATCTAACACCTTTATGTAATTATCCATTCCACTGACTTGCGTCATTGCAATGAGTTCATTGGTTTTTGTACGGAATGATCCAAAGGTGTCGGTTAGTAAAACATCGGTAGTCATTAATTATAACTCCTATTATTTTGTATATCTTTAAGCATCTGTTTAATTTCTGAAATTTCATTACTTAATCCACCCAAATCTTCAATTTTTTGTTTCATTATATTTATTTCATTTTGTTGATTTTGGTAATAAGCACGTTCTTTACGGTGTCGCTGTAAGGCATTATAATCAGTATTCAATAAAGCCTTAGAATGTGTATCTCTAACAAATCGTGTATCTTCTGTTTGTATATCCATTTTAATCTAATGCGATTGCTCGCACATCCTTAACTCTAGGCATATCGTAGGTGGTATTTGCCACATATGCAATTTTTACTGCAAAGGTTTTGAAAGTTCCATATCGTATATTATTACTAATATAAGAAGTATCATTTCCAGATGTTTTATAGATAAATTCTAAGAAATCTTCTTTGCCTCGTGATACTGTACCGGCACTCGTTTCTTGGGTCATTAATGCATAGTTTCTTAAATCAAAATCCTCAGGGTCATCGGCATTTTTGACTTTATAGTAGACATGAATATCTGTACCTTTAGGTTTGTAGGCATTAAACACCACTTTAAGGTCCGAGGCATCGAATCCATCTTTAAGGGTAACTCTACGAGAAATATATTTAGAAGTTATCGGCCCTCCACTATTTCTCTCTTCTCCAGTACATTGAACTGAGGCATTGATTGAACCCGATCCGGCAATGGTGGAAATATTTACTGTTGGGTTTTGTGTATATCCAGTACCGGTAGTCACAATCACCACATTAGAAACATATCCATTAGAAACCAACACGTTCATTTTAGTATTACTCGCCGTGTTTTGTAACCCCGTAGCTGCATTTATCTGTGCATTAGGATTCGCCCAAATTAAAATGTTGTTTCCAAAAGAACCTTGATTGTTTGTGTTTGTTTTAATAGTAACAGAAGAAACATTTTTAGTAACATCACCCTCTAAATGTGTTATGCTGTCTATTACTCCAAAAACTCCACTATTATTTGCATTTACGTCTGCAACCGTGTTAGCCATTACTGCTTCTCCGACTACAAAAATTCCTGGGTTACTATCATCAACAGTATAGCTGGAATTTGCACTCGTAATGGTTGTGGAATTTGAAATCACATTCATGGTTACAGAAACATGCACATTTAATGTCGCAGTATTTGTTGTACCACCTCCTGTTAATGTAGCGGTCACTGCTTGGCTTTCTACATTTTCATAACCAGAACCTCGTGTGATTATTGTAATATCAGAATCAGATAATTCTCCATTATCAATAATATTTTCTACCGATGTGATATTTAATCTATCAATATCAATTACAGGTGAAACATGAGAATTAGCAGATACTAATTCTGCACGTAATCTAAAATTCCCATTAGAGGTATGAATTAATTTTTTTTGATCTGTTAAATTGATATTTTGATTATTAGTATAATCAGTATATATTGCCGTAGATTCTAGTATATCTGTCATAGTATATGTACTGTTTGATGCTACATACTTCCATTGTGTTTCCGTATCACTAAAATCTATTGTAGAAGTACTAATTCTAAAAGTATCAACAACCACATCAGAAGTATTACCTGAAGCAGAATTTGCACTATTAATGAATTTCGCAAAATTTGTGTTTCCACCTACACCAATATCAAAATTTGCTCGTTCCATCCTAAACGTCAAATATTCGTCTAAATTAGTATTCCAAATTCCTGAATTTTGTGGTCTATAAAATGCTCCTATGAATGGTGGTTTGGAAATCTTAGTCGTTTCTGTTCCTGAAGCAACATAACCCTCTTCCGCAATATGTAATTGATAATCTGTGCTATTAGTATCTATAACTATGGCATATTCATTAGGAGTTAAATAAACCAAAGAATCAAATGTGAATTTCGTAGAAGTATTGGAATCGGCAGAATTTGCTATGCTATTAACATTAATAGAATCAGGATTTAGTGTCACTTCACTAAACGGTAATATTTTTGATGCACTAGGAAAACCATTCTCAACCGGTCTCAATTGAACGGTTACAGGTAAATATAAATCTTTAGCAGAAAAATATAAAGATATGTTCCGTAAAAATAATCCTTTAGGATAAATATTAGGATCCACATAAAATGTTTGAGTTGTCGGATTTAACCAATTTGTTTTTTCGGTTTCTCTCATTGTGGTATCAACGAAGATGTTCTCTTCATTTGCAATTTCTCGACGGTTGATTACCTCACGAGTAGAAATATAATTTGATTTATGTGAATCTAACAAACCCTTAGAAGAAAATTTTGTTTCTGCTACCGCTATTGTGGAAGAAACGTTATCTAAAATATTATCCGTAATACGTAAAAGATTATCTCCTGTCCTCCAAACAGAATCATCTATGAACACCTCACCGGCTATTTGTCCTGATGAATCAGTTCTCATAATACCATTTGATGCACCCAATGAATATTTTACAGTCAAGGTAATAGATGCTGTTGCGGAACTCGTTTCACCTGTTATGTTATTTCCAGAAGCAAAAACGTGAGTAGCATCACCGAGAGTGTCGGAGAAAATTTCTCTTTCACCTATAGATATATTATTTGCTGCCCCATAAGGTGAACCTGAAGTAGAAGACGCGTTACCCGTTACATTAGATACCCAAACCGTCGCGGCATTAGAAACAGTATTAGATGTCAATAATACTGTACCGAAATTATTAGCACCATCTATAATTGTTTCACCAACTTGGAAATTACTATTTACTGTAGCAAGGGTAAGTATAGTGGCCGGACGCACATTTGCTGAAACATCTGTACCACCAAACCACGCATATACATTTGTGAGTGGTCTTAAACCTTTTGCTGTAAATTGGATAACTTGTCCACGCATATAAGGTACAACAGTAGTGTCTATTACTTTTTTGCCAATAATTTTTAGTATTGCATCCGGTGGCGTAGGGAGAATTCCTATACGTGTTTTAGAATTATTCAATTCAACAGTACTACGGTTTTCTTCTAAATTTTTACCACGGACATCTATCCCACGCAAAGGCTCTTCTGTTGTTTCTGTGCCTGTCCAATTAGTTTCCCAATCATTAAATTGTGAACCAAAACCGGTACGACCATCACCGGGACTTAATCTCCAATTATCGTTTTGTCCCTCTAAATTAGTGAGTATATCTGGCCTAGAATTTTGAGAAAACCATACATCAGACGATGGAAGAGTTTTCAAATTACCCACAAAATTAACAATATTAAATGGATTAGCCACAATAGTATTACTTGATAGAGGTTGTTGTATAAAATCTACTTCTGTATACGGTAAAGTGATTAAATCGCCTGTTTTCGTAATATTATTACTATACGCCGGATTATATGTGAACACATGGTTATCATAATAGAATCCCGGACGCATTTCTTTATTGGCATATTCTATTGAAATATTATAATCATCATTCATTACATCACCCACAGAATGTCCACTAAACGAATCTATCAATATACCATTTTTGAAAGTATTACCCTTTTCGTTGAATAATGAATCTTTAGAATATTCTGTAACAAAATCTCTCGCAGCTGTTTCTTTTTCCAATAATGACAAAGAAGTATAATATTCCAATCGTTCAATTCTTTTTTCTAACTTGCCAATATCACGCATAGTGAACGATTTGTTATCCACATAACGAGTAATAATATCACTAAGATTAAAAGTGTATGCAGGAATATTTAAGGTATATAATGTCATTGAATCTTCATCATCAGGAGCAGCAATCGGATTCAATGTGGGTGTGCCTTTTAATACTTTAAATTTTCTATCTTTAGTTAATGTAAGTTTATCAACTCTCGGTAAATAATAAGTAACATCCGCCGTTAAAGTACCATTAGGTATGGGTGTAGGTATTGATTCTACTGCCGCAGTGTTTGCCTGAAAATCATTAGTTTCATTTTCTCTTCTCGGCCTAAAGTCTACACAATCCCTTAATTTTAGTGTCTCACCAGTAATTGGACTAGTAAATTCAGGAATTTTAGTATAATCAAAAGTTAATACACTATCGGCATCCTTTTGATTATAATTGCCTGATGATGGATAAGAATCTATTGAATGATACCCTAATGCTCCGTCCCAATCAAAATAATCTACTACAACCATAATTTGTCCAGAAGGTCCTGGTTTATTAGGTTTTAGTTTAATTTTTGAATGGTCATAAAAATTATCCTTTTGTCCGGTATCAAACTCATACATGTGAGTAATATCATTTGCCGTAGAACTCATCATAGTATTTGTTACTGGAATAAAAGATTGTCCTGAATCTACAACTTTTACTAAATTAAAAGCATCCGAAACAAATAAACTATCAGTAGATGTTTGTGTGTGGTTTGGACTTGTAAAATAAAATTGACCAGAAGATAAATGATCTGTTGGGATACCTGCACTATAAGCACCCACATGGGAACCATTACCTGAAATTAGTGATTTGGTTCTAGGGCCCGGTTCTTTACGTGCAGTAGAACTCTGTACGGAATATATTATATCTGCACTAAAGGCCGAAGAAGTGTTACAATAAATCTCTAATGTGTGTTTATCACCACTCACAATAACAGGTCGGATGGATGAACCAACATCATTCATGGAATTTAAATCTAAATAGTTCCCATCTTCTAAATTCCTAGCTATAGATCCACTTGCATTGGGTAAAGTTGAAACCGAAGATACCGCATTCACGAAAGTTTGAGCTATTGTGGCACTACCACCATTAGCGGTTTTCACCACTACTATATAATTACCCTGAGCATCAGCAGAAGACAGGGTTCCACTAGTTGGCAAAAATTCATAATTCGGATTTGCTAATGTAATTGTAAATTTACCCGAAGAATCTGAAATTATATCTTTCTGTACCAACTTAAACATATAATTTACTGTATTACCCACACTCACTGTTTCTTTTACTGGACTCTGTGGTAAAGGATATACTAATGAACTTAAATCGGCTTTATGTAATATAGTATTACCTGTTTCATTATTATTATATTTACCGACAGAAGATATATCCACATACGAACTAACAGAAGCGTTTGCTCCAGGTAAACTAATAGAATATTCTCCTACAACTACTGACTCAGTATCTTTTATAGAAAATTCCACTTCATACGAACTATTTGCTATTGTCGCCTGTGATAAGACTGTATTGCATACTACATAATGTCCTGTGGAATTAGAATAATAATTATCAATAACTCTAATATCACTTGTGGAATCTATACCACTTGTAGTATTAATAGTAATACTGGCGCCAGTATAAGCATCATTTACATAAGAAGTAGAAGTAGTATCTAATTGAATAATCTGGGTATTAGTTATTGCTCCACCAACTGTTCCAGAAACTGAATTAGAAGTATCTACATCCCAAAGATATACACGGAAGTTTGAATGGTTCGTATCAGGATTAGTAGTGTTACCGGAACTGGAATCCCATTCCATACTTCGTATTCTGGCTGTTCCAGTTTGTGTAGATAAATAAGCAGTGTTATCATCCACATTGATAGACGCATAAGGCACACTATGTAAATGTACTATTTCATGGGAACCCACATCAAATAATCCATTAGCCGTATCTACAACCAAATAATTACCCATTTCAATTCCCATACTATAATTACTATCAGTAGCCGTATCTCTACCTTTGTCTATATCAATAAATTGAGTAGAAACACTTTCATATTCATGGCCATTAACTTGAGCAATACCGGAACTCAATCCAATAGAAATTTCTGATTCATTATATATTTTTAAATTTTCCGTAGATGTAGAAAGTGGAGATAGTACCGTGAGCCTCGTATTATTAGCAATGGAACTAATTTCCGAAGTAGTCCCATTTGATCCTAAATATATCATATCACCCACACTTAATTCCGTGGTAAAAAGTGTATTGTTACCGAAAATTGCCGTACCATCTAGTCCTGAATTTGCTGTAACTCCGGATAATCCACGGTGAGGAGATAATCTTAGATTAAATGGTGATATAGTAAAATCTCCAGACTTATTATGAGATTTTTTTGTAAGAGTATTTTCTAATGCTGAATATAGGGGATATTTGATATTTTCATATTTAATCCCATTAATAATTTTTAATAACTGTATGAAATTGGGATCAGCCACTTGTGCTATTGGATCAGCAGAATTTATTTCTTTTTTAACTAATGCTAATTCAATATTAAGTCTGTTTGCTCCCGGGGCAGCATAGTTAAAAGAGCCATCAGCGGGATCCAATAATGTATTATCATCATCACTTGTTTTTATAGTTTCTGTAATTTCTAAACCAATTCTCCCAGAAGGAGTCACAGAATTAGAATCAAGGATTATGGTATTTGCGGTTTTTAAGATGAAATGCCCATCTATAAAAAACACACCGGTATCAATACTCACCACAGAACCGTTAGCCACCGCATTAGATATGGCTGAGGGGCCATCAATACTTACAACAGTAGCAAGAACATTAGACGTAGCAGGAGCCACGACTTCGTTACCTATAAGTTCACCATCCTTAAAGGTGTCTCCACCTAAATAGTGAAACATTAATAGGGGCTGTAATAGTGAAGTAGCCGATTGTGAAGCAACCACCCTTGCTCTCGCATTGGAAGTTGCGCCAACTATCGTTATACCCTCAAAAGAAGCGGTATTAATATTAGTACCCAAATATTGAGTTTCGAGTTGCAAAGAATTAACATCATTATCTAATGTTATATCTCCGCCTAAAACCTTAGTACCATTTTTAAGGTTTTGTTTCCCGACTTTTTCTATTTGTTTCTGTAAAGCTGTCTGTAATTGTGTCAGTTCACGGGCCTGAATCGCATACCCTGGTTTGTAAAGTATGCGATAATAACCCTTAGTTTCATCAAAATCATCATAATATGGTGACACATTAAAATTTGTAGATAACGGCATTTATAATCCCTAAAATTGTTTAACTGTGCAGTATCTTATGTTGTAGAACTTAAAACTCAATTATTAATTTCACATCCTCAATCTGATCATCTGCTCTTGTTACTGGTGAACGATTTTCAATATAAAGAACATCACCGGAGAATTTTTGGAAATCCCCACCGACAACGGCACTAGTATTAGCCTGAGCTCCGTTTGCCGCAGTTATAGTTTCGTTGGCTTGAAACGAACCCGTAATGCTATCATATCCAACAGTAGTATTAGATCCCATAGTAACATCTACTAAACGTATAGTAGTATTACTCTTAAAATCCACAACTCTACCTGTCGCTCCTGAAAGTGATCCGGTAACAACTTCATCTTCATCAAATGCAACACTATTCCAAGTTTGAATGGTCGCGGTTACAGCTTGATCTATTATTGTAGAAGTAGACACATCTCCATTTGCATATAATGGTTGTGATAATAGTCCGATTTTTCTAAAATCGTTGTTTGTTGTGAAATTACCTGATTCACCATATTCTAAACGACTATTAACCATTACGAAAAATCCACCCATTTCTTCTACGGCATCATCACCGTGTCCGCCTCGTGGTCCGATAATGGGAGTAATTGTTCCACCACTACCAGAATTAGTTGAGATAGTTGCTACTGCATTTCCATAATTATTACCACCAGAAATCACAACAACGTCTCCAATTATTCCCGAGGAGGTGTTCGTAACTCTCACATTTGCGCCATGTCCATCACCACTAATAGTAACAGCCGGTGCTATGGAATAACTATCGGCATCAGCGGGAACATTTGCACTAGCTAAAGCCGGTGTCCAAGTAACTACTTGAGTGGCGGCAACATAACCAGTAATCCGTCCACCTTTTCCAGTAACACCACTACCACCATCAGCAGTAAAGAAAATATCATTATCTACAATATCATCATCGGCTAAACCGGCACCTGCTATTTTACAAGTTGTAGTAGTTTCTGTATATCCCGACTGAACGGCTCCACTTTCAAATTTATAAGCAGTACCACCAGCAGTAACATGTGAAATTTCAACTGCCCCATTACCTGAAGTGTTTGCTGCTAATTCTACTGCATATTGCATAGAAGAATCTGTAGTATTAGCAATGGCCCCATTAGATTTCCTTACACGTTGAGTTGGCATATAACTTGGAGTAACAAATTTCAATGCTCTCGACGCCGAAATTTGATACATGAATTTCCATTTATATCCATCACCCGTTGTGATAAATGAAGTTCCTGTACCTGAAGGTTTAGTGGAAGATACTCCGCCTGTGTTATTATTTGCCAAACATTTATATACGTTATAATCATCTGTCATAACATAAAAAGTTTGATCGAACAGTGTATTATTTGCATGAGAATATGCGAAATAATTTTGTCCCGATGTCCAGTTATAACGAGGAATCACATGACTAACATCAGCCGGTCCTATACGTTTGGCTGCAATCATATCACGCCAGTGGTTATAAACCGTATTCGCAACGGAATCTGTTGGTGTGGGTGGTTGAGTATCATCTGCCCAAGGGGTAACTTTACCGATAAACAAATACATATTGGTAGTAAGATAGCCACTAGGATCAGTAAATGCATCTCCAGATGTAGTAGACACTTCATCAAATGCCTCTACAAACTGTTTTGCATTATGAATTCTAAATTTGTTGGTTACTATAGCAGGCATTTTATTGCTCCTTCTAAAAATCTAAAAGTTTTAATTAAAAATTATGTAATCTTATTATATTTATACAACTAATAAGATTACCTATACGATACGGCCGCAGTCGTTTCTTCCTCTACGGTTTGTTTCCAAAAAGGTACATCACCGGTACCTCCCCAATGTTTACGGGTTACCGTAAGTTCGGAATCATTCGTGATTGCGGATATTTTAAATTCTCCCGGATCCGTCATCAACATTTTACCGAAATTGTCTTCAAGTAAAATATCATCAGATTCAAATATATTTTCTCCTAATAATACTCCAGTTAATCCATCGCCAGTTTCGAGTTCTATTTCTGCTTCAGAAAGTGAAGTTTCTCCTACGAGATAAAATGAACCCGGAGTATCATATTTATCTCTATGTCCTGTTCCTGGATAATAATTATTATTATGTGAATTAGACTCTTCCGTAGATATAAACCATTTAAGATCACCCATTACAATATTTTCATAGAACCCTAAATTTAAATAGTCTTCTTCTATATCTGTAATTTGAATATCCTCATGCTGTATTCTCTCATCACTTTCCATTACAATGTCTTCATCATCTTCTAACAACACACTTTCGTCAAAAGTCTGTATAACATCCCCAATAGAAAGTTGTGATTGAAACAAAGTGTTTGTACCCGTCACAGTAGTGGCATTATGGGATATAGAAATTTGTCCCATAAGAGAATTAAAGGTGGTGAAATTACTATGTATAGCTCTAATAGCCGCAAATTCTGTTGATAATAAAAAGTGATTATCTTCTTGTTCTGAAATTAAATATCCATCATGGTCTGTTTCCAATCTTAATATTTCACCCCGTTGAATAATGGGACGTATTGTTACCGGTGTTATGTCAGAAGAATCGATACTGAGATTTATAATAGGTGATACTGGATATTCTATTCTTCTATATTGCTCCCCCATACCCGTAAGGAGAACATGTCCAGAACCATCCTCTAAATCAACACTTTCTCCATTTTCCAAAACAAGAGGTGTAGGAAATAAATTTACAGAAGTCTTAATATTACGGTGCCATCTCTCACCTGTGAGCATAAACGCTCTATGGTCTGAGATAATTTCCCAATATTGATTAAAATCACCTATACGGTCAGGATTATTCATATTGATTCCTGGCCCATAAGAAATACTTCCTGCCTGTCCAGTAGTCTGATCGTACACATCATCACCGCCACTTAAGGTTCGATGATTTGAAAATTTACCTACCGGATATTGATGTGCTGGTCCTCTTGGCCGACCAACTTGTAATCCCCAACTCGAATAATTAATGCGTCTATCTTTATGATGAAATATTGGCTCGCTACCTATTCTGCTCGCAGTAAGAGTTAAAGCGGGATTATGAGCATAGAATCCTGATTTATCTATAATTGTAGGCGGAGGAGATTCCTCGACAGCGGGGTAAATTTGTTCCGTGAGAATATATGTATTACTGACATTACGGGATTCTTGTAACATCAAATTTTCATCCTCAAATAATAAATTCCAACCAAGATTAATTATGTCTCCGGTTGATGGAAGATGTGATATTGCGGAGACCATTTGAGATTGTAAATTTGCATCAAATACATATTCTATTTCACGAGTAGAAGATTTAATTAGTCCTTCTTCCGTAAGTGCTCTTGTGTCATCTTCATAAATGTGATGAGTAACATCATCCTCCATCATAAGATGCCATCCTGTTTGCTCAACTATTTCAAATTCTATTTCACCATAATTTCTTTTTAATTGTATTTCCTCTGTGAGTGTTCTGGTATCATCTTCATAAATGTGATGAGTAACATCATCTTCCATCATTAAGTGGTGTCCAATAGAATCAACAAGATCGAATTCAACCTCCCCTAATGGTCTCCATGTTTTTTCAGTTGTTAATTCCTCGCCGTTTTCATCTATTAATGGTTCTCCATTTTCTAAATGGAAATGTTGAAGTGCAGAACCGACTGAAAAATCTGGATGTATGTCGAATACATATTCTATTTCTCCCCACCACCTTTTAATATGGCCTTCTTCCGTTATCAATCTCGCCAATACTTCAGCCGTTTCATCACCCTCTTTTATTATATGAGAATTGTCCTCCATTATCAAATGATATGCCATGGATTCTGTGAGTCCAATTTCAACTTCTGTTAGAAATTTCGAATCAATTAATTGGTCCTCTTCTATGAGGAATCTAGATAATGGATTACCGGTTTCATCACCCTCTTCAATTAAATGATCTTCATTTTCTAATTTTAAATTATATCCTGAATTTTCATAAAGATTAAATTCATATTCACCAATATTATCCTTTATGATACTCTCTTCTGTGAGCATTAATGTTCCGTCTTGGTTTCTTACACGGGTCACACCATCCTCTAATAGCATTCTCCAATCTGTAGGCACAAAAAGCTCATATTCTATTTCCGCAAAATGTTCCTGTACTGGGCTATGTTCTATAATAAATCTTGTGGCTGGTATCCCTTCTCCCGGATCAGCATCCTCACCTACTATGTTCCCTCTATCATTTTCCATTGAAAAACCGGCTCTTACGGAATCAAGAGGGGTGGATATTATTGTAGATTCCATATAAGGAATACTCTGGATCATATGTCCAGCAAAACCACGTTCATAACTCCATTCTATTCCATCAGTATCTTCTTCAAGGGAAATATACCGAGAAGGGCCAAATCCCATTGAACCCGATTGCTCGTCTAATAGATATCCGGTTTCGTGCATTGCGGTGTCTGGATTAATATGATCTTCTAATAGAATATCACTATTAAAACTCATATCAATAGAAATCGTGCCGGAATCAGCTTCAGGAAATTGTATTTTAGGATAAAGAAATGTATTATAGGATTCTAATAATATTTTTTCTCCGTCAAGTTCGTCTAAAATATTACCGTTATACGGAGAATTCCAATTAACTGTATTACCTAACCACACATTTGCTAATGAGAGTGTTTCTACTTTTATCCAACCATTACCATAAGCGGTTTGTGCTGTTGCTTCTTCGCCTATACCTGGATCACCTCTATAAAGTGTTACAGTGTAAGTATTGGTTGTAGGTGTGGTTTGAATTTTATATTTGCCGTTCCAAAAATCTTCAGTGGCCTTAGTTATCTGTATTTCATCTCCAACAACCATACTATGTCCATATTCAGTAATGGTTGCCGCAGGCAATACAGTTTCATAATCTATTGCATAAACTGAGGTAGAACCATAACCAACAATATCTTTTGAGAGATTAAAATTGCCAGATTGATTATATAGAGTTAGGATTTTTTCTGAGGAATCCCAACCAGAAACTAATGCGGTTACAGTAGCAGTAAAATATGAGGCTCCTTGATATACTATTTCGTCCAATTCATATGTACCTGTACCTGATCCCATAGTAAAATTTAATACAGTAGAAACGGTACGTGTAACCGATACATCTCTCAAATCTTCTTGTAATAGATTTACGTCATCATCGACTTCTAATCTCGCATCAATAGCATGAGTAGGAGCATCAGCTGTAAAAATTTCTATTTCTGGGGCCAGAACAGAAGTAGAGATTAAGTTAGCATAAGAATTAGTGGTAAGTATGATAGGATGAAATCTCGGAGTATTTAATTGTAGATATTTCGGTCTTCGTACATCTCGTTCATCTACGTGTCCGTGTTCCCCCGATTTAAAGAATTCTACAGAAGCATATAAATTAATAGCTAATTCACCGAACATTTTCATACCAGCAGGATGTAATAGTCTATCTACATCTGCTCGATATTTTGTAGTATCCACATTAGATTTTATTACATATGAAAATGCCTGATAATATCTACTGTCTTGGATTTTTGGTGCATCATCTAAACGTCCTTGTGTGCCTTTATATTCTCCAGGATATTGAGCAAAAGCTCCACGCACAGTTTCTAATATGGCATTATTATTTCCCGCAGGACAAGTAACAGTAGGACTACTAGAGTATCCAGCTCCTACATCATAAACATCTACTGCTTTAATAGCTCCAACAGAAATAGAAGAAACTTCTACTATCGCGTTGTTACCTTTGAGTGAGGTGTCTACCACAGACGCGTTAGATGTATCGGTCCATGAGGTGATAACTAATTGTGATGTGGCATTATTACCTAAATTACCATAACTAGTATCTTCAGGTAATGTGTAATTATAGGTATTAGTATCAACATAAGATACAGGGAAAGTACCATTGAAAATATCATAACTGGCCCCAGATATTTTAATTTTATCTGAACTAGATACGGGATGACCAATATCTGTTATTGTAATGGTTCTATTACCTATTCCACTAGATAGACCATTAATACTACGTACATCTCCGTGTGTTAGAGTAGTATTGTAAATTATTGAATAAGTTTCTTCTGTGCTTATTGTAGTAGAGTTATCTACTGTAATAGAGGTGGCATTAGTATATCCGGTTATTGTAGTGGTATCACCATTGGCATACGTAAGCGAACCTCGCACTAATTCATTAGGAAAAGTACCATCATTTTTTGTAATAGTATTTCCAGATTGAGAAATGGTGCCAGTAGAATAAGTAACAAAATTAACTCCATCATGGGCCGTAATACGGTCACTAGAAACATCTTCCGTATAAACTCGGAAACCGTCTTCGTCTAAAATGGAAGAAAAATCTTCCATCAATACAAAATTCACACTATTTTCTGGATAAATATATGCGCCATCTTCGAAAACTATTTTATCAAATATCCCATCTTCATTCCCTGTGCCGTCCGCTAATAAAAAAGATTTAACAGGGGAAAAATCTCCAGTAGATAACATACTCACACGCAGAGTGGTGTTACCGTGTTCTATGACGTGTCGTCGGTAACCTGTTTGTCCTGGCTTCTCTACATAAGTGCCCTCTAATTCAGTTCCAACGGACCTAGGGAAAGAATATTTTGATGCTTCATCTATGAAATCTAAAACTCGCGCTCTAGCCGTATAATCTTCATTATAGATGAGTGCTGATTTCGGAAAAGTATTAGCATTAGCTTGATATGTCAAAACATAAGTTTCGGGAACACTAATAGTTTTAACACTATTCATTATTAAAGCAGTACTATTAATTACAGAATTAATTTGGACTTCATCACCATTTTCATATGAAATATGTAACAGTCCTGAATTAGCGTCTGGAAATTCACCACCTGTTAGGATTAATACATCACCGGTCTGTTCAATCGTTCCTGTTGTATATGAATGTAAATTAACATTAATTAATGTATTATTTGCTCCAGTATGTTCTAATGAATTAGATAAACTAATCATGAAGTTATTAGCAACAGTAACTACCGGTAAGCGCTTATAATATCCTCCACCCGATGTTATTGCTAGAGAATTAATGGCACCGAAGCTGTGCTCCGTCATAGTTAATAATCCAGTCACACTATAGTCGGTAATTACCTCATTAGCAGCATAGCCTCCACTTGAAGAAAATGCATCACCAATAGGAAAAGTACTCGACACAACATTAGCGGGGGTGTTGCCTACTTCAAAAGTATGTCCACTATGAGTAATTGCGGCATCGCTACCATTTGAATTTGTTGGAGACCATAGCAATGTATGTGCCGTGTCGTATAAAATAACTGTATCATTATTAGAAAAATTACCTATACTAAAAGTTCCAAAATTTTCATCAAATTTATATGAACTGACGGAATATAAAACCATCTCGGCGTTTGCACCGATAACTGTAGCGGTGACACTATCATCGCCGTAGTAGATATCAAAAGTCTGGGAAGCAGAAATATTACGAGAGTCTTTGACGAACAAAGAAGATGTGTTCGTATACCCGGTAATGATTGTGTTGGTTCCGTTAGCATACGTGAGTTTACCCCCAACAGCATGTGAAACCTCATCGACAGTTAGATCATTCGAAAGATTAATTACTGTGCCGGTTTGGGTCAATGTGGAAAGTAATTGACTACCATTTATATGAATTTGTTTCTTGAGTATATCTCCAATAGCAAAAAACTCTGTTGTGAAAAATGAACCAGATGAATCAAAAAATTCTCCTGAATTCTCTTTAATTGTGGCAGAAAATACCAAAGACGAATTGGCGTACAGAGGAGATACTTCATTATTGGCACTTATTTCTTGTGTTTTGACTGTTTCTATTAGATCACTATTTTTTAAAACCGAACCCGTTGGAATAATTGTACCAACTGTTGCGGCAGCGCCTGCACCTCCAGTCCCTCCATCAATAAAATCTAATTTATCTCCAACAAAATAACCATCACCAGAATCAACTATACGGAAACCAGAAAGAACGTCATCTTTAAGTTCTGTAACTTTTGCCTTAGCTTCAGCACCACCACCACCTTGAAATAATAATTCATCATCTATTTCATAATTACTTCCCCCATAATTAATAATCACATCAGAAATTATTCCTGAACAAAAACCTCTAGCTATTTCATTGTTTGCATCCGGAGGAGTTTCAACAGCCTCATATGTTTGGAAATATCCCAGGGTACCCGTATCATCAACACCTTTAACAATTTTAGATAGAAACAATTCAGTGATTTGAACCTGACCGACCATCTTAGTTATAGTTTTCTCTACTATACCTGTGGCTCTTGATGTTAAGCCTGTAATGGTTTTACCTTCAAACAATTGTATATTATTTGCCGTGTCTGTTCTAATTTTTACAGTCTTATCTACTACCCATCTACCATCTGATAACCTCATCAGATCCGCCTTAGGATAATAAAAGTCTACATCTTGATTATTAAAAACAGCCTTAAATAACCACTCAAAAGATGCTTCTCCACCTTTCGTTCTATAAACTTCTATCATTTGTTTTAGAAGTTTTCTACGATCAGTTTTGGTTTGTTTGGGTATATGAGTATAAAACTCTTTTTTCCAAGAATCATCAATTAACCCTTCGGGTGTTCTGTCGATATCTTGAATTTCAGATAATTCTTTTACTGCGGCAATAGGACCCCTACTACGAAACCCTTCTATAGAACCTTCAGGAAAAACACCCGCAACAACACCGTTCGCAAAAGTAGACCACGCCCTAGAAGATTCTCCTGTGAGTTCTTCGCCATATATAAAGGAAGTATTAGTGGTGGGTTTTATGAAAGCAGTAGTATTACTATTGATACCTGTAACAACCGCGGTTGCTCCTGTAGCATTACCCGTAACCGTTTCACCTATTTCAAATTGTAGTTGGTCGTCTTTGGAGGCATCACGTATTCCTTCAAGTTGAAATCGATGATTTATTATTTCATCATCAGCAAAACGCGGATCAAAAAATTCATTTGCATCACCGTTAATATAAAGTTTATTATTCGGTTCATCCTCAAAAATAAAATATTCAAATTGCTCATCCTCAGGAATGAGTTTATATTCATCAAAATTTATATCCTCAAAATAAACCTGATGAGACTCCATAAATTCATAATATTTTTCTATGAATTTTTTAAATTTAGGATGCTCATTGGAGATAAATTCAGGTATTAATGTTTCTATTAATACCGAAATATCTGATTTATCTTTGATTTTTGACATTACTCTCCGGTACGAAGTGTGGAACCATCAACAGTGCTATGTACTCCCGCGACATAAGCTCCTGAAGGTGAATCATTTAACATATTAACACTAATGTCTTCATCTTTCAGTAATAATATTTGTTCGCGTACTGGCCTAACATCTGAGGAAGCAGGAACTATTGTTATACTCATGGGTTCGGTGTTCCCTGAAGTGATTGTATTTATGACTTCCGGTAAAAAACCACTGAGTTCAATCTTACCTGAAGAATAAGTAACAGTGCCTATATTATTAGCAACTAGTATCCTCTCGAGACCAAATTTTCTATATACTTGAATATAACCATTCTCGTCTTGTAACTTACACCCATCCCACACAGTATTAGACGTGTCCTTATATGAAAATTTACTACTCGTTATTGAACCCCAAAAAGTATTTGATGGATGATAAATTTCATTAGAATATCGTAAAGTATAAGCTGCCGTATAACCTATTAACGGATATAAATAACGTTTTATTGAAACCGATGTTTGATTACTTTTTATAGAAATTTCAGATTCATCTATCAATTTAATTAAATTAGAATATCTAAATGCCTGATCAAAATCTTTTAGGTTATTTGCGCCAAAATTACTAACTGTAGATGTTACTGTTCTTTTAAGTATGGCTTCACTATTAGAAGTTAGAGTGGAATCATACTTCACCATACTATTAATTTTTAGATATAGATAGTCTGGATCAACAACCACAGAAGAAACCCCAACAACATTACGTTTAGATAATATAGATTTCTCAATACTTTCTTTTTGTGCCGTGGAAAGTGTATCTCCAAATCTCGGTTTAATAGCCACATAAACTTTACCGTAAACAGGGGGGTCACTATCCTCACCACCCCACGCAACAACAGATTCAGCTCCCCCGTAATCCCTTTTGATCAAACTAATATAATCATATACTGTAACACATCTATTTTGTGCATCATAGTTTTTTGGAGCATTAAATTTAATTTCTTCTATATCTGCTGGAGTAGCACCTCCGCCAGCATCAGAAACAGTAGTAATTTGTACGTTAGAGTAACCCCCAATATCAGAAACAACAGAAAAAGATTTACAACCATTAGTTGCGTCAGTATCAGTAATTAATCCTGATAATATAACAATATTACCGTTTGCTAATTGTTTACCTAATATCCCATCTCCAAATTGTACTTCATAATAACCATCATCACTTTCATCTAAAAAATAATGCTTAGAACTAGAATTTACTGTAGTAATGTCATTAGCTAATTGATATTCATAAGCAGCGGATTCTGTCGCAGAAGTTTGTATTGTTACGGTCAAAGTATCAGTGTCAACATTAGCATTAGGAAGAATATATTTTTGATCCACATCTGCTGTAGAAGCCGTATACCTGAATGTAATAGGAATACCTTGAGTCAATTCCACATTTGCGGCTGTATATATACCGTTAGAATTTATATTAATGGCGTGTGAATTAGAAGTTACCCAAACGTAAGAAATTCCGTCCACATCACCCTGAAACTGTGAATTTCTCGGAATAGTAATTACAGCAGGATCATCCGTGGGAGTTATCACTACATCTATAGTAGCTTTGGAACCTTTTGCTGAACGAGGCAAATATCCCAAATGTTTAGCTCTTGCCACAACAGAATTGCGTAAAGTTGCGGAATCTAAGAACATTTCATTTGCGATCATATTAGCATAATACGCATTGTAATGTGTATTATAAGCCAAGACATCCAAAAGAACGTCGAATGAAGAGCCCCTGAAATTATAACCTACAAATTCATTTTGGTTTTGTAAAAACCCTATTAAATTTTCTTTAATCTTATCAAAATCTAATTCCGAAACATTGAGTTTACCTTCTGTGCTAGCCATATTTTATACTATGTCCTCTCCAAATATACTTCTATGTTCGCGTCTCGTGAATCGTTATCTGGAATATAATTAATGTGAATTAAATAAGCATTTTCTTCTTCTTTACGGATAACCTTCACTTCTTGTATTGTAGCCCTAGGTTCATATTGTTCTATTGCGTGTTCAATGGCAGATTCTAATCTAGAATCTGTTAGTTGTCCAAAATTTTCAAATAATAAATTAGAAATACCACCCTGAATTTCCGGTTGGAATAATCTCTCATACACATTAGTTTTAATAATATTATTAATAGACCGACTAATTACATTATTCTTTTTAACTTGTTCTAAATCGCCATGCGCAGGATGTTTTCCAAAATCCATGTCAAAATCAATATAATCTTTTCCGTGTGTTGTAGCCATAATACCTTTCTTTTATATTTAGTTATTAAATGGAACTAAACCTAATATTGGCGCTAATATAGCGTCTATGGGATTAAATCCTGCAACTTCCACCCCAACAAACAATAAACCGGCAGCATAAGTTAAATTTCTAGGCAATTCCGAGGACCCTAATTCGGCCTGTAGGCCAGAATTACCATCTGGTTGGTCTTTAATATGTAATGCATATATCCCTGCTCCGGACAAGTCTATTGAGAAAAATTTCAAAAAATCTTCAATCGTGGAGATCATATCATCTAAAAATTTAATTATTTCTTCAATAGCATCTATCATATCTTGTATAAATTCAGTAGATGTAGCAATAAACCCCTTAACTTGTAAAATAAAACCTTCTAACATTTCAAAAAATTCTGCCCAATAAGGAATAATAGTTTTAATTTGAATTCCTCCAAAATCAGGGGTAATAGATTCTGTCGGCACTTCTAATTTCTGCATAGTTATTACACCACACTTAGAAAAAATTCTCTTATTTTTTGGAAAGTACCTAGTTTCTTCTCCTTTTATTTGATAATTGACACCACCTTCATCCGGTAAAGTTCCCCATGTGCCATGTGCTTCTTGGTCTCTAAGTCCATCATCAATAGTAAAAATATTCTGTAAACCTTCACTTGTTAATATAGGTTCAACTGATATTTCCATATCTTGCCATCTACCATCTGGATTATCATCCCGAAATTCCGTAATTTCTTTTAATTGACCGTAATCATCTGTTATAGTTTTTGTTATTGCCGTGGATTTAGAAGTTGATGTTTGGGATTCACTATTTATACTTTTAATTTTACCTAAACCTGTCTTTTGTCCTCCTACTATATCACCAACAGCAAATAAACCATAATTAGTATCACATTCGGTTAAAAGTAAAGTAATCGGATCAGGGGCCTGCATTTTATTATACGTATCTAAAATATTTTCTATAGTTTTGTTCGCAAATTCAGGAATATCAGTAAACATTTGTGAAAATGCAAAAAAACTTTCCGCGAAAACCTTATATGATGGTGCGGCAATAATAATTGCTATAGCAGATGATCCTCCGCCGAATTCGGTATTACCTCGAACATTAGGCTTACCGTGCCGAACTCGGTTATTAATAGTGTCTCGATCACTTTTAAAATTTAAAGTATTTGAACCTATATCATATAATTGTATGCTAAATTTCTTATTAGTGTCCCAACCAGTATATGGATCTCCATATTCATCATATACAATATTGCCCGTTTTAGGAACTTTAGAGCCGCCTGTCCGTACTTCGTATTTTGGGACATCACCCTTATCATCAAAAGCATCCTGCATAGATTTGATAACTTGATTTGCGGTGAATTGAGGAAAAGGAGTCAATGCACTATAAGGATCTATGGTTTGGTCTTGATACGGATTCCATCCTCCCGGCACCAATGTGTGCGGTGTTATTAATCGGGGTTTATCGGCTTTATCTCTACCCGAAGTAGTCCTATTGGGGGTAATGGTATCATCACTCACCCCATCCCACCATAAACGATCACCACCTCTATTGCGTTCTTGCTTTATGCCGTACACAGCAGATTTGGTAGGAGTAACATTTATTGTAAAATATGGATCTACTAACAAATAATAATATCCTGCTTCTTTCCAATCTTCTAATTGATCAAGTAATTCATCTGCCACAGCATCTAGTGCTTTTATAAACAAATTAGTAGATTGTAATTCTGCAACCAACTTTACCGCGTCCATAGCAGTAGAAGCCAATACAGAAGTAGTTTTAATTTGTGTAGCTAATTCTCCTGCAGTATCCGCAATATCTTTAAGGATGCCGCCTTGTGCCATAGTCCATTTTTGCCATTCAGCCATTGGAACCCTTTTCTTCCTTTTCTGTTTGTGCTTTTAATAGTTTTTCCCAACCAGATTTTTTAGATTCTAACATCTCATGATACATTTTGGCCAATTTTTTAGTATTCAGTAACATTTTTTTAATGTCATTTCTTTTTATATTTGTTTTTTGCCAAGTCTCAGATTTCTCCTCTTTAGACATCTGTATACTCCTTATCTCTGCCATTATAAATTTCATATTTATTTCTCGACTTTTTAACCAAGTCTATTAAACTACCTAATCCTTGGACATCTTGTATGAGTTTACCCAACAAATCTATATCTTTTCCTAATAAATTATTTACATTATTGTAGATAGACTTGCCATACGGTACATATCCACCTGTAGTATTAGACGAAGGTATAGCTGACACATATATTGCTGGCGGGGAACCCCATGCGGTAGATTGTGTTCCTGACCTAGTGGGTGTGCCAATTCTTGCATCTATTTCATTTATTCTAGCCGTAATCTTAGTACTAAAAGTTGATAATTCTGAATGGAATGCAGACCATTCTGTATTAGCATACGTTATTTCTGTACCTATTCCAGTATTACTATTATTTGCGCCTGTGCGATTTTGTGCATCAAAGGTGTCTCTAAAATTTTTCAAACTGGTTTGTAATAATGCTAAATCTGCATCTGGTTCAGTTGAAATATAAGAATCCCAATCCGCATCTGATATTCCACTAGCATGCACATTAGATGATATTACAGGATCACGAAAAGATTTTATAGACTGTAAATCATCTAATGTGCTGGCTATAAATTGTGTATCAGCATTCATAGAAGAATTTGCAGTGCCCCCGGCATTATATATGTGCCGTTGTGCAAAATTATAACGACACGCATAAGCAGTACTGTCTGTCGCTACAGTTGCCGTCCATGTACTAGAAGTGTTGCTAACTGATTCAATATGATATCTATTAACATAAATATAATTATCGGCCTCTAATGTGTAGTAATTAGCAATGGTTGCATTTACTGCGGGTGGAGCCGGAAAACCTGGAATAGGACCAGTCAAAATAGGGTTACTAGTATCCCCATCAACAGGAACATTTCCAGTAGAACCTACCGTAATAGGCACCCCAACACAAGTCACGTCAGCTTCTTGTATTCTTAATATAGCATCACTTAGGCCCGTTTTAGTTATAGTTTTTGGAGGCTCTGCTGAATTAGGCATAGGATGATCAGATACAGTAACAGATCCGGCAGAATATCCTGCATTACAAGGCAGCTCATAATAAAATTTCTCTGCGGTGTCAGTATAGTATCTATTTTCGGGCACGGCACCGGTTGCATCAGCTCTTTTTCCGTCCCATCTTATATATCTTCCTGTGTGTATATCCATGCCTGTTAAACCGGTCGGTTGAGTACCTGTAATTTCTCCGTTTTCAACAGTATATGCTTTATGTGTCACGCCCACAGCAGGCTTAAATGGATTCTTTTCAATGTAAGGATAAGATGTTATATTATATTCTTTACCTTCCGAAGAAAAATCATTTCTAGCACTACGAGTCAAATCATTTGAAGCATTTGATCCACCATTATCAGGATCAAAAAAACCTAAAAGACTTACAAATTGAGTGGTGTTTGCGGTTAAAGTGTCATCTGGTCCCTCATTAGAACCACCATAATTACCTAAACCGTCCCCCACAGGTTTCCAACCATCGTTAATAACTAAACCTTCGGCCACCACCTCAACTTGACAAAATATATCATCTTTAGCATAACCAAAAGGCACACTGTTTACTGTAAGAGTAATAATACCATTTGAAGTGGATTTACCACCATAAGACAAAATATAACTCTCTCCTGAAACAACATTAGCCGAACTACTGAGTGTTAGTTGGGTATCATTGTCTCTGCTAACAATAGTGCCCCCACCGCCATTAAACTCAATTATTTCATTATCTATTCCAACAGGCCAAGTTCCACCAGTTAAACTTACCACATTCATACTTTGGCTCACAGTACCAACATCATATAATAAATTACTAATTCTAATTTTATTTTCGGTGATCTTTGCGGACGCAATAGTTGTAGGACCATAATAACCCATAGGTATTTCTGGCGCACTAATAATATCACTATATTTTACTTTTAACATATCCTCATCTGACACATTAGTTATTTCAACACTATTCGTAGTAGCAGTACCAGTAATAGTAAAAGTGTTTACGTGATCTGTATGCCGCTTTAAATAAAATTTTTGAGCAAAAGATGGACCTAATGTATTGTAATCCGTATTGCTACCCTGTGTCAAATGATCGCTTAGTGTTAGTGTAGTTAATTCATTAAATGATCCAGGATTAATTATTGCTATACTATCTACATTGGCTTTTGCCCAATTATAATTCCATGTATTTGCGGAAGATTCACTAGAAACATCGGCGCCCCAAGCAACAGTATTCCCGAATAAAGTATCTGAATCCGGAGTGGAATATGGATCAATGTCATCCAATACATCTATAAGTTCACCCGAAACTCTTGACCGAACCAAATAATAATCTCCGATATAAGTACTAAAAGTATTACCACCTTCTGTTTGGGTTGTGCCGTCAGTGTTACTTAAAGTTATAGTATATTTGTCTAATATTTCCGTTGCTCTAATACCCATAAATGAAGTATTTGGTTCCGTGAGTCCCAATGCACCATTAACTGTTTCATACGAAGGATAACTAAATTTTTTAAAAGAAGTTTTTAAGTCCCTTGCCCCATAACATATTGCCCGTTGTTCTGCAAGATTCTCACATACTTGAGCAAGAGTATAATTGCCCGTAGAGGACGTAAATCGTTTACAAACAGCATGCAACATTGTTTGAGAAAATTCCCTAGTTATAGTAATAGAGTCTAATATCTCTGCCCTAGCAATTAAATGATTATTAGGACTAGTTTTTATTTCTTGCTCAACCTCATTTATTTTTTTCTCTATTGCTCCTGCCATAATTTTTCTCTATGATAAAGGTCCCGAAAAAGGAATAGGGGGTGATCCTGGTATTAAACCACTAACAACCCAAGTTTTTGTCCAAGAATCTAAAACGTCCGCTAAATCTTTAGCAAATTTCATACCAAAAGTGGGCATTTTCTCAAATAATTCCATTAATTGTGGAGTATGAGTAGGTGCTGTTATTGGAGGACCTATTTGTTGACCACTCATATATGTTATTGCCATTGTAGTTAAATGTGAAGCTATCTGTGTGCCTACCATTAAGCCTGCTGGTAACTGTGAAGCAAAAACTCCTCCTATAGATACCCCTGCCGCCGCATCCACCACATTGGTTGTTGGAAAACCACCCGCATTTTGTCCCATCATCAAATAATTCTTAAAGGCTTTTGCTATATCCTGTCCTGGTTTTATTGGGGCGGTAGCATGACCGGAAAATACTCCGGATAACTCCATCATCATTGTTGCTTTTACTAGTGCCATTAATCGAAACTCATTCCTATTTTTAAAGATTTTAATAATGCCAATTTTATTGATGCTGGCGGTAAAGGTGGTCCAGAAGGACCGGTCCCTGTTGGGTGAGTATGTTCTGTTATAATATCTATCAACTCATCTAAAACCTCTTTTAGTGATGCTATTAAACCCTTAACTTTCACTTTACCAGAAGTTGCTATACTCACTTCACCTAATAAGCCTTGCATTTGAGCTGCTCCTGTATTCGTTAAAGAAAATGAAGATAGCAAACTACTCAAACTCACACTTCCTATTACACTAGAAAAATTAATATCTCCTAATAGTGCTGTTCCTGTGATACCGTTTAGTCCCAGATTAGAAGTAAAATCAATATCCCCAATAGGTAATATTGATATTGAAGCTCCTAATCCATTTAATCCTAAATTCATTTCTATTCCACCAGATAATACATTGTCAGTACTTTCTACACCAATTTTACCCAATGTTGCTGTTGTTTTTTTCGCATAACCTAAAGTGATTGCTGGCAAAACTCCGAATATAGTTTCGTGGATAGAATCCGTGACATTAAATGATAAACCGCTACCTGTTTGTATGCTGCCTGAACCTTGAATATTTAAACTATACGATCCTGCGCGGGTAATGAGTTTACCCCCCACAGAATTAATATATTTCCCGTCTGTTCTCGAATAAGAATATTTATTATGATTATGAAAATTAGTAGAATGACAACGGTATTTTCCGGGAGTTTCTATATATATTCCACCTCCACTTATAGTATTATCCCCCTCGGGATTACTTAAAGAGAAATTACCCTTACCTGACATATTGATGTTATATGGGCCATCTATTCTATCTATCTTACCACCTTTAACAAACACTTGTTGCTGTCCGTCAATTGTTATACAATCAGTACCCTCTATATGCGCAAATTGAGACCCTAAAACTATATTATAATAATCGTTTACTATTTTATCTACTTTTATACCACTTGGGTGCATTTCAGTAAAAGTTCCGGTACGATGATACCAATGCAACCTTTCGTGTCCGGGGGTGTCGTCCATTTCAATAACATGGCCACTCTCAGTTTGGTGTACATGGTTATATGGGTATATGGCGGCCCATGGAGAAAAAGGTTCAGACCAAGTATGTCCATCGGCACAAGAAATATTATGTTGGCCTTGGAGTCTATTTAAAAATTTCTCATATACTATACCATTCAATAAAGGACTAGTTAAATGGTCATTCCCTCGCATACCCCTAGCTAATCTATTTGTTGTAGGCTCTTGAAGATAATTTAAATTTCTAGTGGCAGAAATTAATGATTCCGGATCATCTCTATCTAATGGTGTTAATCCTGTATCAGGAAAAGTAGACCGCGAAGGATTTTCTACTAATTGCACACTAAATGGTGATGTTTCCGAAGATGCAGAAGAAATCAGAGAAGATACAGGAAAACTTGAATATTCACCCTTTATGTGAGCAGGATGATCTATGGATTTGGAACCAGGTTTAAGTGTAACTTTATCGGATATTTTGACCTCTTGTGGCAAATCACTAGGACTCGGTGAAGCATTATGTATAATAGTGGCCGGTTCTCTCGGTACTAAATGTCCTCCGGATTTCGAATAACTGTTATAACCCAAACTTCTGGCGCCAATTTCGTCGGGAAAATCAGGATGCCCAATAGTTTCACTTCCATCACCAGCATGAAGTCTTGGATCAAAAAATCCTTTTCCCCCAATACCTGTCCCATCACTATTTACCCCTTTGGCATCTAGTTCCGGGATACCTCCAATAGTACCAAAAAACATAGGCTCTTGTGCGGATTCACCGTCCCTAAAAAAACCAATCACCCAAGTACCTTCTACTGGCCCTAACGGGCTGGTGCCTACTCCAGTCTGACTAGCAGAAGTAATAGGTGATATTGGATAAGCCCAAGGTAAAGATTCGGTGGGTATTTGAGATTTTTCATCAGAATGCCACCCTAATACTCTAACTTTGCACCTACCTAAATATAACGGATCATGTCTATCTTCTACTACACCTTGCCACCAAACAAAACCCTCTTTACCCATAAAATACGACATATTATAGGCCCCCCACAACTTTTCCTGTATTTGGATTAATGGTTAATTGTCCGCTTTTAGTAATAGACGAAGATCCTGATACAGATTTATCAAGTTTCTCTTTTTCTGCTGTATTTTTTAAAGAATCCTTTATTGCCTCAAATTCTATTTCATATTTCTCGCCAGTAAAGTGGTGTTTTAATTTAGTAATTAAATAATATCCACTTAAATATTTATTTTCTTCTGAAGCTGTTTTACCGTCTCGTGCATCCAAAAATGAAGTAGGTAATTTAACTTCTATTAAATCCCCTATCATTCTACTTGAACGACCAGGAGCTCTAATATTTAATTTTATATTATTGATCTGTTGACTCTGCACTAAACGTTGTTGCATCCATTGCTCTACTCTATTCGGTACTATATTTAAAGAACCTAATTTTGATCCATATTTCACACTAGAAGAACCAATGCCATCCTTAATATGTAACACCTGATCATGTGCAAAATTAGTGGGGAAAAAACTCAAATGTGATTCAGGAGAACCGATAGCACTTTGTTTAGTGGTACATAATTTACCTTTTCCTATATGAGTAAAACCATCAGTAAAATTTTTCATGTCCTCAGGTGTAATTTTTTTATCTATTGTTTCGGTAGAACCATCGGAACGAGTAACTTCTACACTGCGTAAATTTTCTTTATCTATATAATTAAAATCTAAAGTATCATATTTCATTCTCACCAAATCATGCGTTAATAGTCTATTAGCATACATACCCTTTGTTAGGTTTTCTATCACATCAAAATTAGATGAAAAATTATAGACATCAATACTCGTGAGTTCAGAAGCAGTACGCTGTTCTTTGGGTGTATTAGGATCATCCATACGTTTAGGGGATATTGTGTAGGTTTCTTTAATTTTACTTTCTGGGTAAGTATAAACTCCTTCACTGGGACTAGATCCTGCTGGTATATCTGGAGGGTATCTATATCCTGTTCCTCCGCCCGACATTAATGTTTCCAACGAAACAAAAAAATAACCTGTTACGGTTTCATAAAAAACAAAACTAGATCCGACTGCTTGTTGTCCAGCCGATACGGCTCTAGAAGCTAAAAAATTAAAAGACTTGAATGGTGAATAATTAGGTATCACTAAATTAACCAAATTGCGAGTAGGTTCTATAAAAATTTTCTTGCCATTTAACCCAAAAAATTGAGCATATAATTTTCGTACAACAGTAGAAATTTTTTGGGGCTCTAACGTAGCGGGATTTAATGTTGCCTTTTGGATTTTTTGTTTCAGATTAATGATATATTCATTTGAAACTAGATGTAATTTATAACTACGTAATCCTTGATTCAGCATGATATTATCAGTAATTTTATAAACTTTAAAAGTTAAATTAATTATCCCCGTATTATCGCTCTTGTTAAAGGGTCCGATCAATTCCTTGCCGTCCGGACCCACAGTGCCAATTATCCCTGGAGGTTTAGTAACTAAATTTTTAGTTTTCACCCGTATCGTGATGGTCTCTTCACCCATAATAGGTAAACTTTCGAGCAAACCCACACCGTCAACTATAGTAATGTCAGCAGTGAGGGTAGAAGAAAACATATCTTCATAAATATTTAAATCCGACCAACTTCCCCGTAAATCTATTTCTCGACTACCTGTATCCCCATGAGGAGAAACTAGTGTTAAAATAGTTAAATCATATTCACCAGCAAACGAGGGCATGTTTTTTGGAGTAGGACGTAATAAATCTTCACTTTTTGCTCCGTGACCTTCTTCGGAACTTTTTAGTCGTGTAGAATCCTTGCGCCTAGAGATGGCACCGGAACCATATTCAAATTTTTCAGACATTATAGTAGTTTATCCGTATGTTCTGATAATATTTGTGAAACATTTTTTCTATCAATTAACTTAATATCTCGTTTAGATTCATTGTGGTCCACTTCCCATGTATAATTATACACTATATTTCTCTCGTCTACACCAAGTGTATTATAAGTTGTGAGATCACATTCTATTTTGTATGCGGGTATAGCTTCCCTGGAACTTGTGGACTCTACTCTTTGACGTAATATTCGTTCATAATGATGTATAGATTGCGCGGCGTTTGAAATTGATCCGTATTTTGATACGATATAAGTAGTAAATTCCCTTGTCCCTAAAGGCCAATCCCTTATAGGGTCGTGCATATCGTTCATGGCAAAAATCAACCAAGTATATTTTACATCACCATAAGCCTTATGAGCTGTTATATCCGGACGTTCACCCTCTGGAATAGAATATGGTTGATATTGTACTATTTCATCTAAAACGACATCTTTAATTTTGACCCTATTCATAATGTCTATAGCGAGTTTTAATTTTGTAGGTCCTAATTCTCCAGTAACATTATAAGAAATCTTCGGATAATGGGAAAAAAATTCAGACATATTGATAGTTCCTTTTAATGTTAATATCCTTGAGTAATTTTGCCACGGTGCATAACCTCTAATTCCATGAATGAAAGAGACATTTCTACTGAAACAGGATTTTGGGTGTTTTCAAAAAAAGCCGTAGTGTCTTGTGTAGAATAATTTAAATCACATGCCGTTAGCACAGACCTGCCCACACGAAAAAGTGGATTTGATGTGTCATTGTTTAATTTACTACCATTAACGAAATAATCAATAGTGAATTCGTCCGGATAACCAAATAAACCCGTAGGGGCATTTTTGTTGTCCGCGCCCGCATGAGCAGGTAACATAGCAGTCTTGAATGCTGTAATAATTTTATTACAAATAATAGAATCAAGTGAACTTTCTGGCATTAATTTAAATGTGAATTTATGTTCCCTTAAACTTGTAGGACCCTTATATGCTGCGACAATATAAGGATTCACAACAGCACCCTTCGCTTGCTGTAATGCGGTTTTTGCTTTTTCGCCTCCGACTTTTTCCATAACACCCTTTTCTAATAAAAACTTAGCTTCTCCTGTAGAGCCAATGGCCAAAGACCTCATATTACTCTTTAATGATTCCAAAGAACCGCCAGTAGTTTTAAACATATCTAAAGCCTTACCCGCAAAGGTTCCTAAACCTTCCTCACTATAATCAGATTTATATCCAGTTTGTAAAGCATCGGGAGGAATATATAAAGCTATATCTAATGTGGGGGTTTTCCCCCTAAAATCAAATGCCTTAAAAGAGATCCAGTGGTTCAAATCATCGCCGGATAATGAATTGGGCCAATGTAAATAGCTCACAGTAAGTGATGATGTTCCTGGATGATGATCTCTCGTTATGGTCATACTACTCCATATGGTAAAAGTGTTTTTATTTAATATCTATATATTTATATGTCATACAAAGGGAAATTTAGACCACAAAATATTAAAAAATATAAAGGTGATTATACTAAAATAACCTATCGATCTGGTTGGGAACTAACATTTATGCGGTATTTGGATCGTCAACCCGAGGTTTTATTATGGTCTAGTGAAGAAATAATCATACCATATCGTTCACCAATAGATAATAGAATACATAGATATTTTCCTGATTTTTGGGTCAAGACAGCAAAAAACATAACACTAATAGAAATTAAACCAAAGAAACAAACACGTCCACCTAAACTCAATTCCAAACACAGGCGCCGTTATTTAAAAGAAGTTAAAACTTGGGGCATTAATGAGGCAAAATGGAAAGCAGCATTCATATACTGTGAGCATAGAGGATGGAAATGGCAAATAATTACTGAGGATATTCTAGTAAAAACAACTAAATAGTTATATTATGGAAGAATCATATTTTGATACATTAAAAAAAGCAATACAGACCGACAATGTGGTTAAAAAAACGCGTGCGGCAGGTAACTGGTTCAGAACATTAGCAAATAGAGCTAAAGCAGCATTATCAAATGAAAAAAGTCCACAAAAACTTTTATCACGAGAAGATACTGTTGGAAAATATATACCCGGAAAAATGTATTTTTTCTCGTATAACCCTAAATGGAAAAACATATTACCATACTACGACACCTTTCCTTTAGTTATACCAATAGAAAGATATAAAGACGGGTTTTTAGGAATAAATTTCCATTATTTATATCCGAAAGATAGAGCCATCCTAATGGACCAAATTAAAGCGTATGCCAACAACAAAAAATATGATAAAACTACTCGATTAATAATGACATATAACATGTTAAAGGGGTTCAGTAAACACAAAAGAGCTAGACCCACTATACATAGATATTTAAATAATAAAATTAACTCTATGTTTGTGCCTATTGAAGCAGACGAATGGGGGGTGGCATTATTCCTCCCCGTTGAACGATTTAAAAAAGCAAACAAGAAGGCTGTCTGGGAAGAGAGTAAGAAAATTTATAATAAAAGGTAAAAATATGGCAGAAAGAGATGCATTCGGTACAATTATAAAACCGGGAAATTTTTCAATAAGCAAATTTATATCAGAAACAGAAGTATTAGGTGGTATTACCAGAAAATGGAAACATATTATAGAAATTAAACCGCCTGCTACATTAATTTCTGAGGTAGAGGCGAGTTCTATATCTTTCCTTTGTTCTGCATCACAACTACCAAGACGTGCATTCAGTACCACAGAAGAAAAAATATATGGTATAGAAAAAACTATCCCGTATGGAGTCATTTATGAACCAGTAACATTGAGTTTTATCAACACAAATAATTTTAACCCTAAAATATTTTGGGAAGACTGGTTGGATCACATTCAACCAGCAAAAACTAGAAATATACAATATTATAAAAACATAATAGGTTCCATAAAAATATTTCAATTTTCTGATACGGCAGGGTCACCGGAACCCGGTAAAGAAAATTATATTTGTACATTAGAAGAAGCGTGGCCGGAATCAATAAGTGAAATTACTTTAGATTGGGAAGATGCGGAAATAATGAAATTTGATATATCTATTAGATATAAATCTTGGTCCCGTAAAAAATAAATTGTTTATTAGCGGGACACAGGGAATTGTAAGTAAAATAATTAAAAAATAAAAGGAGAATATTATGGCTTTACCAAAAGTGAGCAACATAAACTATGAATTAGTTATTCCATCTACAGGCGAAAAAGTGACATATAGACCTTTTCTGGTAAAGGAAGAAAAAGTTTTATTGATTGCTTTAGAGTCAGGAGAAATTTCCGCAATGACTAAAGCAATGCAGGATATTATAACATCTTGTACGGACGGAAAAGTAAACACCAAAACATTGGCCCCGTTCGATATTGAATATTTTTTCCTACAACTTAGGGGCAGGTCTGTAGGCGAAATAATAGAAATTAATTTACCTAGACCAGAAAATTTTAATTGTTGTAAAAAATCATCAGATAATGATACATGTAATGTCAAAATACCCATAGATGATATAAAAATAAATACATCTAAGATACCAGAATCTAAAATTATACTTACCGAAACTATTAGTATACAAATGAAATACCCGACAATAATCACCGTACAAAAATATACTAATAATGACGGAAATTTAAATACTGAAAACGTTTTTAATTTAATAAACGAATGTATTGAATACATACAGGATGACGAAGAAATATTTAAAACTAAAGATCACACAACAACAGAAATAACAACATTTATCGAATCATTAAATTCTTCTCAATTTACTAAAATACGAGAATGGTTAGAAGGTATGCCTAAATTAACACATAGCGTTAATTGGGTATGTGAGCATTGTGAAAAATCAAAAAAGATACAATTAGAAGGAGTTGATTCTTTTTTCGGATAGGGCTGAGTCATGAAAATTTGGCGAATCATTATCAAACAAATTTCGCCTTGGTTCAGCATCATAATTGGAATTTAAGTGACCTTGATGAAATGTTACCGTTTGAACGACAAATTTATATTATATTATTGCAAAATTGGATCAAAGAAGAAAATCAAAGAATATCGGAACATAACGCTAAAATGAAGGGTTAGAATGGCAGCAGCCACTTTAGACACAGTAATAGAAAAATTAACAAAAAACAGAAAAGGTTCTAGTAAAGAAATATTATCCTTGTCGGATAGTTTACATACCGAATTCTTAGGACAAAATACGCTGTTAGAATCTTTACTGGGTTCAATAAAAAATATTAACACATCTTTACTGAATAAAGCCGAAGATCAATTAAAATTAACTCAAACAATATTTACAGCAAAACAGGAAGCTCCCCAGGAGCAAAATACGCTGTTAGAATCATTACTGGGTTCAATAAAAGATATTAACACATCTTTACTAGGTTCAATAAAAAATATTAACACATCTTTACTGAATAAAGCCGAAGATCAATATAAATTAAATCAAACAATATTTAGAGCAGAACAGGAGGCTCTCCAGGAACAAAAAACTGAGGATAACAAAGGCTCTGTGCCAAAAGATGACACGCCAGCTTCCCCTAAATCTGGCGGTTTCTTCTCTAAACTTACGGGTGCTATAATGAATCCATTAAAATCTATGGGTAAAGGCATAAAATCAATAGGAAAAGGTATTGAAGGTTTCCTTGTAGGTTTATCTAGGGGTTTAGCTTCTTTTGCTAATCCATTAGTATTAATAGGAGTAACCGTGATGGCAGTATCTTTGCCGATTTTTGCTGCTGGCCTCGCATCAGCATTTAAAGTATTTGAAATGATTGCGGGTGAAGGCAAAGCACTAAAATTTGTTACGGGTGTAATTAAGGCATTAGGAGAAGTAATTGGAGACATTCTTCATAAAGTGCTAACAGGTTTCGGGACCATGGTAAAAAACATGGGCCCAAACATTACCCTTTTTTTTGATGGACTTGCTAATGTAGTTAAAGCTTTAACTCCAATTATTACATCATTATTCACAGTAATAAAAGATATCATTACAGATCCAGTACTAAATGAAACAATTCAAACAGTAATTCAGGCCATCAGCACTGCTATTACAGATATAAAAGAACTAGTAATAGAATTTGCGCCGGTTATAGAGAGTGTATTAAATAAGCTAGGTGATGTTATTATTTCTATTACTTCAAGTATTGAAAAGGTTGTGGCAACAATGGGCGGTGTGGTGAACAAAATATTTGACACTTTTGATAGTGTTGTGGGCAAAATCGAACCTCTAGTAAAACAAGTAGGGGATTCGATAGTGCAAGTGATAAATGGCATAGTTAAAGGTATTTCAGAATTAGCGAACTTGGATGCGGTTAATATGGCAGCAGTGGCAATAGGAATTGCTGCTATAGGGGCGGCACTCATACCCTTTGCAGCAGGCGCAGCATCAGTAACTCTCGCAACTAATGAAGGAGAACTGTCCGGTATAGCTAACGGTATCCAAAAATTTGGAAACATAAAAGGTGCAAACTTAAAAGAAGTTGGTGACGGAATTATGAGTTTATCTAAGGGATTAGGCGCATTTGCCGCCGCAACAGCAGGTGGTCAAGTAGGCAATTTATTAGGGGGAGCAGCAGATGCTGTAGGTGGGTTTTTTGGATTAGGAGAAGACGATAAAGAAGAAGGGAAAGTAAGTAAAAAAAAGGACCCGGCAAATCAATTTGAAAAATTCGCTAAGATGGGTCCAGGATTAAAACAAGCAGGAGAAGGAGTATCAGGTCTAGCTCAGGCCTTTAACACTTTCAATGCTTCAGATCCGTCAAGATCAGCAAAAGCTTTAAATACTTTTATGAAATCTATTGATATGAAAACCCTGAGGTCTTTGGGTTCGGCTTCTAAAGGTTTGTCAGCTTTGTCCCAAATGAATTATTCGGGACAGGAATTAATCAATGCACAAAGACAACAAAATAATTTGAGCCGAGAAACTTCAAAAACAACAGTAATCAGCTCAACTACACAACAAAATATTTCTAATTCTTCAGGTGTGGTGTTACCTCCATCTGCTGTTGTTCCAGGAAATGGAGGCGGTTTACTGGCGGGGTAATTAATTCTTATAATACCCATCAGAGAGGTAGTATATAAAAGCATCAATTAGGTCAGGAGAACCCCAACCCATTATTGCCCATATCACCAACAAGCACATAAACCAAAAACCTACATAAGTATTTGTATCGTTATTTTCTAACATTATGCGGTCTCCGCTAACTTAGCAAAATATGAAAACTCCTCAGAAGTTTCGTTCTCTGCTGTACCCGCTGTAACAGGACTCTTAGTACTCACATCACCATCAAAAGGGGGTGATGAAGATTCCACGATCTGAGGTTTCGGTTGGGGAATATCAGGAGAATATAAACCTAAAACCTTATCCAATTTTTCTTTTAATTGTTCGTATGTTTTAAAATTAGAAGGGTCAGTAAATTCACTCAGCGAATGTTCAGATTTCCAAATTTCCTCCATCTTAGCATCCTCGGAGTCTAATGGAGCAGGAGCAGTAAATTCAGATTTATCATAATTAGAATATCCGTCCAATTTACGAATCTTAATCTTAAAATTTGCACCTTCCCACAAGTCAAACGGATTAACAGGAGTTTCATCCTTAAATTCAGGTTCCATCTTATCGTTAATTTTGTCCCAAATCTTTTTCCCAAACTTATATAATTTAACTTGCCCCTCATTCTGAGGATTAGTAGGATCACTAACTACATAGACATTGGTGATATACGTCAATCTACGTTTCTGTTTTCTGGCAATATCTTTATTCGCTTCGATTCCAGAATTCCAAAGTTGGGAATTGTATTCCGAACAAGGATCTTTATGTCCTAATGTGGTCAAAGAATTTTCAATATACCAGCCACCAGGCCCCTGAAATCCATGATTCCATAATCTCGACCACGGCAAATCTTCTCCTTCAGGCGCGGGGAGGAATCTAACAATGGCCATTCCGTTACCAGACTTATCTAATTCTGGGCGCCAAAATCGGTCATCATCACCTTGACCACCAGCGGGCTGATTTAATTTCTGAGTTTCTACTAGGAGGGATTGTAGTCTATCACTACGTTTTTTCTTCATATCTGCGAACGACATATGTTTCCTTTCGTATATTTCGTATTGCGTTGTATTATTTGTATTGCGATTTATTTCACGTTACTCATTAAGTAACTTTATTATAACACATATTCCTGATTTGTCAAGTACCACATTAAATAGGTAACGAGGAACTTTTTGCAATGAGGTTTAAACTTTCTGCTTCCTCTTGTATGTGTTGTTTTAGAATGCCTCCCACTAGCTTACCTGCTGCTTCAGGTTCCAATTTATTATGCTCACAATGATGGATAACCGCATCAATATAGGTCATTCTAGTTCTCTGAACAAGGTTCTCAATCTCTTCCATAAACCTTAAAGAGTTATTCAATTTTATTCCCATTATATAATTTCAGTATTATTGTTATTATTATTATTGACTAATGCTTCGGATTCTTTTTGTTCCACATCGGCTTCATTTTTAAACCAATAATCAGTAGATTTGGCGAGTACCGCCACGTAAGCACCTATTAAAATATTCACTAAATCCCTAGACTCTTGGGGGAGTGCAGCAAAAAACAATAGCCCGATCAGAAACAAAAATGTACTTACTATCATGAGAGACAAGACAATTCTCGCCCACCAGTTCATTTTCTTTCGTGCTTCTATTTGGTCATATCGTAGTGCTTCTAATGGATTTTTTTTCCACAATTCTTTTTCATTTTCTTCTATCATTTCATCACCCGTATCTATTATATTATCATTAACTGGCTTCTTTTTTGCCATTATTTTCTCCTGATATTCTTAGTATTTAATACCTTGTTCTGCTAGTAATACTCGATTTTTCAAATGTTCACCTTGAACGTCATCTTTATTCTGTCCATGATATCCAACCGCATGTCCGTTCTCACATAACCATTTATTTACATTTGTCCAACCACCAAACTCATGTCCATCTTCAGTGCAATTGATCCAAATCTCACCCAATATTCTTCCGAACTTACCTCTACTGTCTGCCTCTGGACATCTCACTTGCAGTTCTATGTCATCACGATCCGACAATACTGCCCAATGTACCCATGATTTGAGTGCCTTCTTTGAAAGTAATCCATAAAACTTTTCTTCTAAGTCCCTTGTCCTCGACTCTGGTGTGTCTATACCGAGTAGTCTAACTCTACCACAGTAACGAACATCAAAACCCAAATCAATCACAGCGTCCAATGTATCTCCGTCAACGACTTTTTCTATTGCCGTGACGTTGTAAATAAACGGGCAATCAGTTTCTTTATATGTTGTCATAACCACTCCTGATTTGTTTAAAATTATTCATCTTCTTCTATTTTCCCATTCAAATATCCAATCTTTTTCGCCATAAGAAACCTTCACTCTACCCAAATCCATAGTCTCTGGATAAAAATATGTGAATCCCTCTTCACCATAATTGGGATTAATGGAACTAGGTTCACCTCTATCTATGGTTAATTGTAGTTCTGCCAAATCCGTTATCCTCAATTTCTCTTCATATCTTTTTCGTTCAAAACCTGCTTGTATATATCTAGCTGGTTGATTACCATACCCGCCTCTATATTCTGACATATTTTTACTTCCTATATACCCATATTAGATTTTAATTCTTTCATCATATCCAATACTACTCCATAACCCAATTGTTTCATTTACTCCTGTTGAGTTATTAAATAGTAAAAAGGATTGTTTCTGTTACTAGGCACAATCCTAAAAACCCTACAGTCTAATTACGCCGCTAAAGCAACCCTTGCAGGGGAATAGTCTGAATGATTAGCAGCGTTGAAATTTGCAGCTAGTTTGTGATGTTGGTCATCACCCATCCGTTCTCGCTGTTACTCTCACTAGCAATCGAATACCAAAACACCCCCAATTCGGTTATAGTTGGTGGAGGTG